GTAGCGTCAAAATCTCTCCGAAGCGGAATAGCGGTCATGGCGAACCTCCCTCGTTCGCCATGTTGAATCAGATCGTTGCCGATTCGGGAACAGCCACAGAGTCACGTTCTTTGAGATTTGGTATTACTTGGTGCTTCGCAGTCGTTCAAATCCTTCTCGGCCGTTGATCTTGGATTGCATGTCGCGCCTGGTATGGATTGGGCTGGTCGCCGAGTCACGCAAGCTCCCGTCGTCTATATCGCGGCCGAAGGATCGGGCGGAGTCAAAAAGCGCAAAGTCGGATTCGAAAAGGCAAATCCAAATCTGCCGGCGCATGTTCCGTTCTACCTCGTATCAGCCGCGCCAAATTTCGGAACCGGCCAAGAAGACCGACGCGCGCTCATAGCCTCGATCGAGGCCGTCGGCATAATTCCGGGCTTAATCATCATTGACACATTGGCGCAGACTCTCGGCGCTGGCGACGAAAACGGCGGCGGGATGCTTCAGTTTGTCGCTAACGCCACGGCACTCGCAAATCACTTCGGCGCCTTCGTCCTCATCGTTCACCACGTCGGACTTGGCGACGAGGAACGCGAGCGCGGGCATTCGAGCCTTATCGGCGGGGCAGATGTTCGCATTTTATGCCGGCGGAAAGACCGGGAGCTCGCCACAACCCTCAAATGGCTAAAGCTGAAGGATGAAGACACAACCATAACCCTTAAGGCGCACCTCGCGCGCGTCATCATCGGCCAAGACGAAGACGGCGACGATATTTCAACTTTGGTCGTCGAGAGGATCGAAGACGGCGCGGAAGGCGAAAACGGGAAGCAATCGAAGGCAATCGCTCCAAAACAGCGGTTGCTCATGGATATGATCGCCGAAGCGATCAGCGAATCCGGCGAGCCGTTCCGCCCCTTTGGCAAAGATGGCCCGCTTGTGAGCGCCGTCGGCGACGATCCAATCAGGCGTCGCTATTACGCGCGGATTGCAGAGAAAGCGGCCCCGGACGAAGACAAAGGCAAATTGGCCGAGCGCCAACGGAAGGCCTTTAATAGGTCGATCGCCGCCGCGCTGGACTCGAAGACGCTCTTCGCCTGCGAACGGGAAGGGAAGAGGCTCATATGGTTGCCTTGACCATTCCGAGACCGGGACAAGGCACGTGGACATGTCCCGCTCTCTGCAACCAGACGGCGGGACAACCGGGACATGCTTATAGCATGTTGTCCCGTCTGTCCCGCTTTTCGACCGCTTTTTGCCGGGACATCCGGGACAAATGTCCCGCCATGTCCCGCTTGTCCCGTGGGGGAAGGACTGACGGATGACGGCCGCAGACCTCCTTCGCAAATCTATCGCCGAGACCGAGGTGGCGCTCGCGGCTCAACGCGCCGCGCTTGCAGAGATCGAGGCTGGTCCCGACGCCGCGCAATCGCCACACGGCGCACAATCTGCGCACTCGCCGCAGGCTGCGCATATCTCGCGAGCGTGGCGAGTTGGTTTCTAGGGCGGCGCAGCTTCACGCATTCGAGAGCGTCGGCCGCGAGGTAGCGCGCGCGGCGCAGACATTCCCGACATGGGCCGAAGATCTGAACGCAGCGGCGCATTCCGGGGGAGTGGCGGCCGTTTCGGCGTGGTTGCGCGCGAAGTCGATCGAGTTTTGCGACGGCCTCGCGGAACAGACGGAAAAGCCCTTGGCGGATTCAACCGGCGAGGCCTTCCCGCAATGATGCCCGCTTCCACCCCTTTCCGGCTTGTCGAAAATACGCTGACGAGCTCACCAATTGTTGTGCCTGTTCTTGGTCGTCCGGGCGTGACAAGCGGAGCGAGAAGGTCACGGATCTCGCTCCGCACACCTTTTCCTCTCTCGTTTAGGATTCGCCATGAACGCTAAACCCGCGCAACACGAAGCTGCGTATTTCGTCCAAAAAATCCAAATCTCGTTGCCCTCGAAGCTTCCGGGACTCCTCTTCGAGGTCGAAGAGTCGCACAAAAAATGCGCGGCCTTCCGCAAACGGTATGATGACGCCGAATCCCAACTCGCCACAGCCTGCGAGGCAAGGGCCGCGATCCTTGCGACGATCGCTGAAATGGGCTCGCAGGCAGCGGCGGTCGAGGTCGCGCGTTTTATGGGAGTCGCTGGCGAGCCCGTGAAAGCCGAGGCTGACCTGGCGCTGGCAAGAGAAGAACTCGCCGCCGTCGATCGCGAGATCGACAAGCTAGAAAACGTGACGGCGCTGGCTCCCTCGCTATTTCCGCCGCTCGTCGAAGAGTTGGAAACCAAACGCGCCGCCTTGGAGGTGTGTCTCGGCGGCACCGAGGCGATCAAGGTCATCGAAGAGGCGGCGGCTGTCGCCTTGGCAATCGCGGAACGCATCGCCGAGGAAGCGCGCTTCCTCAAATGGGTGGCGAGCGGGCACGGCAGCAGCGGCCCAAGGCCGGTCCTCAAGATGGTCGACGAGGCGGTAATCGACGAATGGCTCTCGGCTCAATTCGCGCCGTTGAAAGCCCGGGAACAAATGGCGCCGTTGGTTGCGCGCGCGCCCGAGCGGCCGAAGTCCATCGGCGAAGCGTTCAAGGAACAGGAAGAGCGCGCTCAAAGGCAACAAGCGAGCATCTCTGAGATGAATGAACGGTCCGCTCGCGAGGGCGCGGAGTGGCGCCGCAAAATCGAGAGAGCCAAATTGGCAGCGGACAACGCGCATGCGTCTAAAAATCCTCAAGCCGCCGATTTAATGAAAGAGGTCAGGCGCCTTGAAGCTGGTTTCGAAGAATGGCGGAAAGGCTTCAACGTTTCCTCGGCGCGAGCCATCGCCGCCAGCGCGGCCTAGTCGCCGCCGGCTGAACTGACGCACCTTGCTCGCGCCCTCTGGCGCGGGCGCTCAAACGCAAAAGGGAATTCTCGCCATGTCGCTCACAAAGACAATCTTGCTGCCCTATAGCTTCCATTCGCGCGACGGCGCGACATCCGCCCCGTTCATTCTCGACGCAAACAACAATCAGGTTGCGGGCCGCCTCGATGTCATCGAGCATCCGCCCGGCACTGCTTTGACCTTCCCGGCGGACGTCGCCAACAGACTTCTCGATCGCTTTGGCAAGGCCGGCGCGGTCGAAATCCCCGGCGATGGCTTCGATGTTGTCGCTTTGGCGGCGGCGTGAGTTTAACGCTTTTTGGAGCAACCCCATGTCACGGACGATAAGGCTTTCCTCGCCGATCAAGGGAACAAGCGGCGAGACCATCGAAGCCATCACGCTACGCGAGCCCGGCTACGTCGATTATTTCGCGATCGGCGCGCCGATCGTTTGGTTGGACGTTGGCGGCGGCGGCTATGAGCTCGAAACGCCGGCGCTCATTGGCGCCTGGATCGAGCGTCTTTGCGACTGCGACCCGGCGCTGTTCGATCAACTGAGCTTCGTCGACGTGCTCGCCTTCCGCGACGCCGTGGCCGCGCTCTTCCCGCTCAAGAACAAGAAAGCCGCCGCCGCGCCGAGCAAGTTCGAGGCGCTGCGAACATTCTCCGCGACCGCGCACTAAAAAGAGGAGTTTCCCATGGCGGAATCAAAGGCAGTAACGCTCGCAAAACCGATCGTAATAAAAGGCAGACAACCGATCACCGAAATCACGCTCCGCGAGCCGACGTTTTCCGACCTTATGGATTTTGGCGAGCCCGAAACCCTGATCGGCTTAAACGAAGGCGCGGCCGGCTATTTTCAGGAAGACATCGGCGTCATTCGCAAATACGCCGAGCGGCTCGCCGATATTGACCCAAATTATTTGGCGATGCTGGGCTTGCGGGACGCCTTGCAGGTTAAGAGGGTAATAGTCGGTTTTTTTCGCGCCGCGACCCGCGAGACGACGCCAGTAGAGGAAGCGTCTTCGAGCGAGTCGCCAGAGAACTTGTCTTCCGATACGGACAGCCAATTCACGCCGTCAAAGCTCTAACCTTTGGAGAGGCGCTGTATTGGTTGCAACAAGCGCAAATTTACCACGAGCGAACCAAGTAGGAGCGCGAGATGGCCGTAAACGTTATTGAAACCAAAGCGATAATTAGCGCGGCCGATCAAACCGGGGCGACTTTTTCCGCTGTCGCGCTGAAGCTCCGAAATATGGAAAACGCGGCAAAATCGGCCCAGAAGGGCCTCGCCGCCGCCACCCGCATGGGCGAGAGCGCTCGGCATATCCGCCAAGGCCAGCGCGGCGGCCGGGGCCGCGCTTTCGAGCTCGGGCCTCTCAACATTCGTAATGGGAGCCGCCGGGGCGCTGGCTAGCGGCGCGGCAGCGCGCGCAATGATCGAGGCCGGGAGCAAGAGGATTCACGAAGCCTTGCGCATGTCCGCGTCCGGAATGTCGGCAAAGGAAATTCAAGAGGCGACGTTGCAGGCCGCGCAGATCGCGAAGGATTTTCCCTCGGTCAAGCAGACCGATATCATGCACATGATTCGCAACGCGCGCAGCATCACCGGCGGCTTCGAGGAAGCTGCGGCAATTATGGGAGAAATGACGAAAATTCGCGTCATTGCTCAGATGAATCGGCCCGGCCAAGACGTGAGCGAAGATTTGGACCTGCTCATGAAGGGCCTGGAGATTAAGGGCGTCACCCAAAACCCAAAACAGTTCAAGGAATATATGGAAGGCATAGCCCAGGGCCTCAATGCTTTCGGCGACACACTTAAACCTTATCAATACTATGAAATGTTCAAATACGGGCGGCAGGCGACGCCGGGCTTGAGTATGGATTACATGCTCGGAGTCGCGCCGGCTATCGCCCAGGAAATGGGCGGCTCGTCGTTTGGTAAAGCGTCGTCGGCATTCAGCTCGGCGATTGTCGGCAACGTAATGAAGCATTCGGCGCTGAAGGATTTTGCCGCCCTTGGGCTTATTGACAAGGGCGATTTGCTGGAGACAAAAACCGGCGAGGCCAAGGGCCTGAAGCCCGGCGCGCATATGCAGGGCTGGCGGCTCGCGCAATCGAATCCGTATGAATGGATTAAGCAATTCCTCGTGCCAGCGCTCACCAAGGCCGGCGTCACAGAAAAAGAGGACATTCTCGCGCGGATCGGCGCGCTCTTCCAAAATCAGCAGGCAGCCCAGCTCGTCGGTATTCTGGCCGCACAGCAACAGCGAATCGACAAAGATATAGCGAATAAGAACGCGGCGCGGGGGACGAGCGCCGCCAGCTTGTTCCAGTCGAATGACCCCTCGCTCGCGTGGCAAGGCTTGAAAAACGCCGGCGAAGGGCTCGCCGCGATGCTTGGCGAATCGTTTGGTAAAGCGCTGGCGCCGGAAATGAATGCGCTCGGGCAGGCCATCGCGGGCTATACCGCGAAAATCACCCAGACCGACCTAGAAAGAGCACGCCACCCCGGCCAGCAAACCACGTCGGGAAAGAATTTCAATCGTTTCATGAACAAAGTCTTTTTAGACACGGACTCCGATAAAAACGTCAGCGATCTCACTCAAGACGAAAACATTAAAGGCAGCTTGAACGTCCTTCGCTCGCTGCATCCCCGCGAGCGGCTGCGGGCCGCGCGGGCGCGTCTTGCCGCGGCAAACGCCTCCGGAGGCGGCTGGAATCCGCTTGATCGCCTTATCGCTGGCGGCGAGTCCTCCATTGCCCTGAGCGAGATTGGAAGCGCGGCGCCGGACGCCCAGCGACTTCGAGAGTTAACATTTGCCCATCGGGCGAAACTCCGCGCGGAGGGTAGGCTTGGGCACTTCAACGATTATGTCGACTCGGTGAGACCATTCGAGGAGCGCGTGCAACACGGCGTCCCGATGCTCGCGCCGGGACTGCTCGCGTTCAATTCGGGCGGATACGGCGACATGTCTCAGGGGGTCGGCGTGCGGCGCGGCATGGCGCTTCCCGGCTGGATCGGATCGGGAGCGAGGCAACCAGGCGAAGGCGCCTCGGTCAAACTTGAAGGCTCCGCTGGCATCAACCTAAAGATCGAGGTTTCCGCCGACGCCGATTCTATCGTTCGCAAGGTGGAACAAAGCATTTTCGCCAGCGGCAATCTGCGCGACATGGGAACTACCATGGCGCCAACGCAATGAGGTCGCGGCTCTGAAATCAACGCGCCGAGCCGAGGGCTCACACGGAGATAAAATCGATGAGCGGAATTCTTGAACAAGATCGCGAAGGGACACCTTTCTCAGGGCTGGCGATGAATGCCGGCGAAGTGGGAAACCCTCTTTTTGGGCATGCGGACGAGGCGCTGCGGGCGGCGATCAAGGCCGCGTCCGCGCCAGGCCGCTATTACTCGCGGGCGCCCGTGGCACCGCTGTTGCCCGCGTCGACGTATGCCGCGCCGGTTGCATCTCCGCCGCGATCTCCCCCGCATCCCGCGCCGCTCGCGGTGGCGTCGTTTCAATCACCGCCTGCGGCACAACCGCCCGCATCGCCCGCGCCGATGTCGTGGGCGAGTGAATATGACCTGGGCGCGGCCGGGGCGCGGCGCTTGCTGGCGTTGACGGGCGCAGCGCCGCGACCTTCGCCCGGCGTGAGCGAAAGTCCGCGCGGCGTGGCGGCGAGCACCAAAGGCCTAAACGCGGAATTCGATAAAGGCGCGGGCGCGGCGCACAAGATTTTCGCGCTCGCCGGCCAGTTCAACGGCAAAGGCGCGCCGATCGACGCCGAACAGGAAGCCGGCGCGGCTGCCGCGCGCAAATTGCTCGGCAAATAGTGCGGCGACGATATGGCGCGACCTTTTTGACTTACGCGCCGGCTTGCCTTGGCGTCGAGACTGGCGACAGCCCCTTCGGCGGACGCCTCGGCGATTGGCAAGGCGCGAGATCGTTGTCGCGATTCGCTCGGCGATAGCTGCGAGCGCGCCAGGTGTATGTCGAGCCCATCCGCGCAAGGCCCACGGGGGCGCTTAGGACTTGGCTTTGCCAGCCTCACTGCCGTCTGGACGCTTGATAAGCCTGAATGTGGGGAAGCGCGAACTGCTCCACGATTCGATTTCATGCCCACACAGATTGCAGTTGAAGCTATCGCGGTCCCGGACGGTGAGCTTATGCTCTTCCCGCTCGTAGACGGCCCCGCATTGGCATTTGATTATCGTCGTTCCCATGCCGCCAATATGGCATGACTGCTGGCCTGTTTCCACGGTCGTCAACCCGGCCGGATTTCAGACCAACCCACTACCGCGCCAGGCGACGGCCGCGAGCTCGCCGAGCGCGTCGAGACCATCCGCGCCGCGCCGGCCATGGTCGACATCGCCGACGACGATTGGTCGCTTGCGATCGGCGGCATGTCGGCGGCGCGCATCTATCGCGTGCGGGGCGGCCCGCATGACGGGCGATGGTTCTGGGCTGTCCAGATTGGGCCTGGTCGCGTCCCGTTCAACAGCGGGGCGGGTAACGCGGACGGCGGCCGCGAGGCGCGTGACACCGGCGAGGCGATGGGAGACAGTTAAGCGCAGAAATCGCTGTTACGCGGTGAAGCCCTTGGCGACGATCTACGCTCGCATTGATCAAAGCTTATATGGTATCGTTGCCGTCTCGTTGGCCGTTAGGAACCTGCATGACCGTCGTCGCTATCGCAAAGGACAAGCCAGACCCGATTGCGGGCGGGTTTTACACCGTGCGAGAGGCTGCGCGTCTTCTAAACATGCCAAACGCAGGCGTGGTTGCTGCTTGGATAAAAGGTCGCGGTCGGGCCGGTGCCCCCGTCATTAGTCGGCAATATCCCCCCATCGGCAAATCGCAAGAGCTTGGTTTTTTGGATTTGATTGAAGTGCGGTTCATAGAACACTTTCGCAAGCAAGACTATAGCCTGCAAAGCTTGCGTAAGGCCGCTGAGACAGCGAGGGCTGAGCTTAGCTGCGAGCATCCGTTCGCTTTATATGGTGCAAGATTTATCGCTGAGCGCAAAAATATTTTTCTTGCTGTGGCGAAAAGTGAGAACGACGCTAAGCTATTGAATTTAGTAACAAAACAATACGGGATGTATTCTGTATTGGAAGAGGTTCTCTCTCGAGGTTTGACGTTCGATCCAACGTCTGGATTGGCGATGAGATGGCGTCCACGAGAGAAAGAATTTCCCCGCATAATCGTCGACCCGAGAATTGCCTATGGGCAACCGGCTTTGGAGCCGGTTCGGGTGCCGACAGACGCTATTTTTTCTACATGGAAGGCCGAAGACGGAAGCTATAAGGCCGTCTCAGATTGGTTCGAAATTGACGAGGGATTGGCGCGTGAAGCTGTTGAGTTTGAACTTTCACTTCCAAATTGAGAGGTTGATTGAAAGTCAGGGCTGACGAGCACATTTCACCTAAGATTGTTCGTGCCGTGCAGGCTATCGCGCTGTCGGACGGATGGGAGTTGACTCATGTTCGTGACTTTAATAGCGCTAGAACTGCGGACGAGACATGGATACCGCGATTTGTTCTTGAGGGCGGTCAAGTAATTTTGTCAGCCGATCGAAAGATACTTTCTAGACCGCATCAATTGCTGGCTATTTCCGAAGGAAATTTGATCGGCATTTTTCTTCCCGCCAAATGGGCCGAAGCCCGGGGTCATGCGCAGGCGGCTCATATATTGTGGTGGTGGCCAAGAATAGAAGCGGTAATCAAAATATCGAAACCAAAGCAATGTTGGCGAGTCCCGTATGAGTTTGGTGAAGCCCACATAGAAGAAATGACGATTAACTACGAACAAGCGCTACGCTCCGAGAGAAGATAGGCGACTTTTATTTTATCCATTCTTCCTCAACGTCACGCCCGCCCCGCCGCCGTTCTCGGCGATGAACTCGACGCCGGCCTGTTCGAGGGCGTCTAGGATTTAGGCAGCATTGCCGATCACGGCGACGGCGCGCCTCTCGCGTTTAAGACCGGTGCGCATTATTCTTTCAGCTCTTTTTTTAGTTCGGCATTTAGTTCGGCATTAACTTCCGGCCACGCGTCATAGTCTGTGCTGGCGGCTTTCGCCGCCCTTTCATGTTTTTCTAGGACCTGTAAAAACGATTCATACTCCGCAACGTACTCGCCCGCAGGTCGTTCGCCCATTGCGGACACTTTCGCCGCTGCGAAGATCGCCGCGACTATCTTATCAGTATCGTTCATCGATCGTCCCTCCCCCTGCTTTCCGCAAAGCATAGCAGGGAGATTGACCCCGCGCGAGGCCACGTCAAGGTAGCCGGATTTCAAACCGAGACGCCCGCGCTATTCGTCATTCTCGGCGTTCAAGTCTTCGAGCGGGATAGACGCGGCTTTGGCGCTGGTCGGTTCAAGAGGCTGCGGATCATGGCGCGTATGCGGCAAGCCCTTCATCGGCCTCCAGCCGGCGACATAGCAATCCAGTTCCTCGCCCGTTTCCGGATTGAACCATCCGTCGTCTCTGAATTCGACCGGGAACGGAACGATATAGAAGCCGTTCTGATCCCTTGCGCGGACTTGGACAATTTGCCCTTCGGCAGGCGCGTCGGTATCGATCCAGTCGGACTCAGTGATCGAGGGCTGGTCGTCTGTCATTTCCCGAGACCTTGCGTTCCCTGGGGCGCCTTGCGCAACCTTACGCCCGCCCCTTCCGCATTTTCGTCGACGAAGATCACGCCGGCCGATTCGAGGGCGGCGCGGATCGCGGCGAGGTTGTTAACGTTCGGGACGCGCTTCCCTTTTTCGAAGTCGACAATCGTATTTCGCGACACGTTAGCTTTGCTCGCCAAGCTGGCCTGATCGAATTCGACAAGACCACGCGCGGCGCGGCATTGGGCAGGCGTTATCGACATTTTGCGCAACCTTGCGATGTTTGTTGACGCGCCCGCTTATGTTGGGCATATTGCGTAACGTCTAACACGAAGCGTAACCACAAACAACCGCAAGACGCCGCCCGCCGAACCCTCATTTCGGCGAACGCTCCCGGCTTGCCCAAAAACGGAGGGCTCCTATGTCCGGTCCTGCCATCGTCGCGTTGTTTATCACCGTCTCATTCGGGCTCGTCACCTTGGCGTGGGCTGCGGCTCACGTCGTCGAAGTCCGCGCCATCGCCGAGAAGGACCGCCGGCAATGAGCGGCCTGTGGTTCCGGATATACGACGACGCCCTGGACGATCCGCGCTTGCAGCGGATCCCGGCGTCTTTGTTCCGGGCATGGTTCAACGTCCTATGCGCCGCCCCGCGCAACGGCGGGACGCTTCCCGATCTTCCCGACCTCGCCTTCATGCTGCGCACGCGGCCCCGCGCTCTGACTCGCCGGCTTGAGGCGCTGAAGGCGGCGGGGCTCCTCGAGGAGACGGACGGCGTGCTGCGGCCCGTCGAATGGGAGAAGCGGCAATTTGTCGAGCGGCCCGCCGACACGACGGCCGCCGAGCGGATGCGCCGCTTTCGGGAGCGCGCCGCCGAGCGTAACGGGACCGTAACGCCGCCCGTAACGAACGCCCCCATAGAAGAAGACGAAGATTTAGACCAAGACTCTCACACCGCGCCGCCGGCGCGCGAGAGTGCGATTGACGCTTTCGAGGAATTTTGGCGGGCCTTCCCGTCCCGCGAGGGCGACAACCCGGAGCAACCCGCTCTGGCGGCCTTCCGAAAGGCAGTAGCGGCGGGCGCGGACCCGAAGGCCGTCATCGCCGGGGCCAAAGCCTATGCCAGCGCCACGGCGGGCCGCGAGCGCAGATACGTCGCCAGCGCGGCCCGATGGCTGTCCGAGGAGCGATGGCGTCAAGCCGCGCCCATTCCCGCCAGCAATTCTAAAAGTAGCTGCCAGCCGGGCTTCATTCGATTTTTGGGACTTGGAGCAGGTTTGGCGGAATGGTGAAGGTTGCGAGGGCTTCGAGCAGCTCGGACCAGGCGGGGAAGACGACGA